CAATACCAGCGTCGTCAGCGAACCGGTGCGATCATCCTGCGTGAACGTCACCTGCTGAATGGCCAGCTCCTGATCCAGCATGGCCATCGGCGAGGTCACCTTGACCTTCTTTCCCTTCTGCCAGAGCTCACCTCCGCCTTGCGCTCCGCCCGGCTGCCAACCCTGCACCGTGACCGTCGCTTGAAGCTCCTGCGATGCTGCAAACGCCTGCTCGTTCTTCGCCCGCTGCTCCACCTCCTTCGGAGTCCGAACCGGCTGCTCCATGGGAGTCTTACATAGACAGAATTGATCCAGCGTACCTTCTACCGTCTTTCTCTGCTCAGAAGCAGCCTTCCCGTTCAACTTATTGTCAGCAGGTGTCTGACTGTCGAAGATGTACTTGCTGAAGGCATTCTTCTTGCTGAACTCACATTGCATCTTGAGAATATTCTGACCCTCGATGAGCTGCCCCTGATTGCCGTTGTCGTAATCACGAGCAACGAGAAGCAGATTTCCCTTTATGTCGCAAGTCAGGATAACGTTGCGATCTCGCGCAATTCTCTCGATGAATGAGTGAATTGACTCTCCAGGCATGCAGTGCATGTAAGGCCACTTGGTGAGATCAACGTTTCCCTTGGTTTCGCACTTGACGCCGGTGGGCTTTAGAATTCGATCCGCTATTGCCTTGATGTCCATATCATCAAAGCTGCACGTCCCGTCATTGATCCCACATCGCGCCGCAACCCACGTCTGGCTCACTCCATAGATCAAGACTCCGTGACGATATGCATCATAGGCCACTTGGCGGCTCAAGATCAGGCCGTCGACGATGGCATCCTGTCCCGCAAGCTTCACCGAGCACTTCTGCCCCGGCTTGAATTGGCTGCCACCGACGCGTTCCGCGCACGTGAACTTGAACTGATCGTAAGTGTCGCCCCAGGTCGATTGCACCCACACCGTCTCGAAGTCCTGGAAGTTGCCGCCACCTGCGCTGAGCGTAACTTTTTCACTGCTCTTTGCTGGCATGCATCTATTAAGCCGACAAGGCCCTCCCCATCATTGGAGCAAAGAGTGGATGAATGATCCTGTTCTCATTCCTGATCTCATCGCCGCGCGTCGCATCGGCGTATAGACGCTGCGCGATTGCCAAGGTTGATCTCGGATAAGAAAATCGATAGGTGAGCATCTGCGGCAGTGGGCGCGCCGTCTGAACCAGAAAGAATGATATCGCAGCATGCAGCGAGAGCACCGCTCTATAAGTCATGGCATCCATCTGGTCAGCCATCGCCTCTTCCGCCGGAGCAAAGCTGGCGTTTATCATCGCGCGCACGTTCTCGACGTCTGTGCGACTGACGAACGTCATAGCCACGATGAGACGCGCCTGAGTGACGAACGCGAGCCGAATGAGCGAGTCCTTGATCATCTGCGCACCAGGAGTAGTCGGAGTAGTGCTATCTGCGATCTGACGAACTCGCTCAACCTGCTGAAGATTGATCCCAGTGGTCACCGCCAGATCGAAGCACGCTGAGAGATCATCACCGATGGCATCTGCCTGCAATAGAACTACAGCCTGAGCGCGCACCGAGTTGACCTGCTCTCGCAGGTTGGCACCGTCACGCCCCCGCGTCGGTGCCCACGAGAGCAGCGCCACCAGCGCAGCGTCGACTATCGGCTGCGCCTCCAAGGAGTCCTCCCTGAACATCTACACGCCCCCAGCCATGATCTGCAGCGTGCGCGCCTGAAGAGTGTCGGCTGCCTGAAGGAGCAGATAATCCGGCGCTGGAGTAGGCTTGAACGGAAGCGTGCTCGCCTCGGCGAACGTCATGTCGAAGACGCAGTACCCGCCGAGATGCTCGTCCTCGGTCAGGCGATACTGCCGACAGATGACGTGCTTCGGCTTCATGGTCGGGAGCGTGAGATTCCCAGCCTGTCCCTGATCAAGCTTGTCGCGCAAGGCGTCTCGCTTCGTACGGTAGTCTGGTTCCTTGCTACTCTGGATGCAGTAGCCACGCACGGTGAAGGCGTAGTATCTGCGCCCCATCAGCTCGGTGTAGCACTCATCCTTCTTCGGAAACTCGTGAATGACTATGCGCTGGCCGCACTCATAGGCGCCGATCTCACAGAAGAACTCCGCGCCGTCGAACTCTGCGGGCACCAGAGAGTCGCGCCACGGATTGTGAATGTCTTTGATGTCGCCCATGCTACGACGTGCCTACGGTTCCATTCGCGGCGACACCTTGGCCCGCGCTTACACCTGTAACTGGCCCCGGACCAAAATCAGCTGGCATCATCTGCGTCATTCTAGTGATCTCAGTTGACTTGAAGAATCCCTCGCCTTGCGCGTCGACGCTGGTCCCCGGCGGAGCGCGAACGTCAACTGAGATCTTGCCTGCTCCGCTGATGTTGACGTTGTTATTTGCAGCTTGATCGAGCTTCGCCGCGGACTCGTCCATCTTCTCGGCACCCATCCCCGGCCACACACCGAAGCGATTCTCGAAGGCGGATGGTGCAGGCGCTTGATCTGGCCACATGCCGAAGCGCTTGTCGAAGCCTGCTTCTTTCTCGCCTTGACCCTGATGCCATGCTCCACCAGGTTCCCAAGGACCAGCTTCATTGAGATCTTCAATGCCGAGCTTCCCTCGAAGCCAAGTGCGCGCTGGACTTCCTTCTTCTGCATCCTTCTTCAACATCGGAGGAATCGAACTCAGACCAAGCGGAAGAGCAGACAAGATGATCTCGGCTATCGACGGCATCTTCGGCAGGGCAAAGCCACTGGCTTGCGCCTTCGCGACATCCTCTCCGGTCTTCGCCGCCTCGTAGAGCTCTGTGCCAGTCTTCAGTATGCCGCCGGGCTTCAGGAACTCCCCTGCAAGGTGCTCACCAACTTTTGTTGCAAAGCCTACAGGATGAATGTCCTGATCACTGCTCGTGCCACCAGTTTCCGACTGGCCGCTCTTGATCAGCGCGTCCATCACGTCCTTCGGCAGGATTATCGGTCCGCCGCCGTTCTGCTGCGCTCCCTGCTGCGCTCCCTGCTGCGCCGTCACCATGCTCGCCGGAACGATGATCGGCTGACCTGCTCCTTCCTCGTACGATTGGCGCTGCCCTCGTCTGTAGCGGCGCTGCAATCTCTCTTGCTGCTCTGGCGTCAGCTCTGTCGCCGAAGGCGGAGGCTCTGTCGCCGAAGAAGGTGGTGGAGGTGGCGGTGGTGGTGGCGGCGTCCCCGTGCGTTCTGCTTCCTTTCGTTCTGCTTCACGTTGACGGCGGTTATAGTCCAGAAGACGTCGCCACGGTGCAAGAGCCGATGTCTCAGGACTCTCAGTCTCGGGCTCGACATTTTCCGAAGGGACAATGTGCTCACCCTCGCGCGGCGAAATAAGACCGTGACGCAAAAGAAAACGATGGGCATACCCAGCGCCCGCCAAACCAGCACCTTGCTCCGCCTCGCGCTCTTGCTGCTCACGCTCTGGCGTTCCAGGCGGAGCCAATGGCTTCGGCGGACCAAGACCGAGCTGGCCAAGCACGTCATTGATCCCGCGAAGTATCGGTAGAATCGCCTGGAACTCTTCGAGGGTTGTGTCTGCTGTTGCTTTTAATCCTCCGGCTAATTGTTTAATCTGTTCTACATATGGCTTGATCGCCGGTTCCATCTTCCCCAGCTGTTCCAGTGCGTGGTCAAAATCAACATCTCGCAACGTTCTTTCAAATGCTTCAGCGTCAACAGCAATACGCTTTAACCAGATATTCAACTCGCTCATTCCCTGATTAAGCCCGACGCCATGTAACACGCTTGCGGCAAGAGACATCCCGATGTCTTCCCAGATGAAAGATGCCAGCAGACTCTCCTCTCTAAATTTCTTCGTTTCCTCCGTGCGATTTCGAAGCATCTGCTCACGCTTAGGATCGGCGGCGTCGAGTTCTTCCTTGAGCTTCTTGGAGATCTGAGTGGCCTCCTGAATCTTCGCAAATGCTTCTGGATTAATGCCAAGATTCCGCAAGAACTCTGACCTACCAGCCTCGAATCCTCCTTCCCTGCCATGCGCCGCCATCGTCGCGTGCATGTTCTCCACGGCGGCAGTTATGAGATCGATCTGCTTCGCTACCGGTGCTCCTTCCATCTGCCGCATGAAGTTGATGAGATATTGAGCGGACGCTGGATCAGCATACTGCAAGAGTCGATGCGTAGTCGGTGCGTTCTGTGCACCGTATTGCTGCAACTCGAGATGAAGATCAGACAGCTGACTGATCGTACCTTGTGCCTCCTTCGCGCTCATCCCTGTCAGTTGCAGCTGCCGTTGCAGCCCTTCATAACCAGTGAAGCTCATGCCGACTCCGCGAGCATGAGTCTGAAGATCTTGCATTGAGTCGGAGAGACCCTTGAAGTCAGTGGCTCGCTGAATCAGATTGGTGCCGAGAGCTGCCAGTTGATGTGTGAGTTCGGTCGTTATTCCACCTACGATGCCTCCGATGAACCCAGCCTGCCGGATCGCCCCCGTAAGCGCCTTCACGCCCTCCTGACTGGCTCCGTGCGCAGCAGCGACCCCTTGGCCCATGCCGCCACCAGCTTCGCGAAGCTGAGTAAGCTGCTCGCGCAGCGCGGAAAGCTTCGCGCTTGCCTGATCGTCCAGGCTTACGCGAAGTTGTAGTTCTTCCAGCTCAGCCATCGTCCTTCCTGCGAGCTCTCATCTGAGCGTCGATGAGCTTGACGGTGTAGTGAACGTGCATCGCGATGCGCGACATCGGCATGTCTAGCAGATACTCGGGATCCATGTGATAGCGATCAGCGAGCCGGTAGCAGTTCAAGATGAACTCGTCCGGGTCTACCACAGCCCCTGATCCGAGATAAAAAAACGGCGCAACCTGTACGCCGCAGAAGCATAGTCACGAGGATCGAGAGCCATCAGATAGGCATCCTGAATGCCCATCAGGTTTGCCATGACCTTGGTCATTCGAGCGTCATCGATCATGTAGTCATAGTTGGCCTCACCGTCGACGATGCCCATGAACGCCACACGAACGGGATTGCCGCCAGCCTTGATCATGTCATTCGCTCGCGGCTCGCGAAATGACAGCTCGTTGATCAACACCTCCTTGCCATCCTTCCCAGGTGCCTTGATCGGCCGATGACGAAGCTTGATCACCAGCGGCCACGAGTCCTGTGGAGGCGCGAGACGCTCGCGGAGACGCTTGTTCTCCGCCACCAGATCCTCGTAGGTTGGCTGTACCGACGCCTCCGCTTCCAACATCGGTGATACCGGCGACGGAGATTCCGCCGGTACCTCTACCTCGACTTCCTCCTGCTGGATGAAGCCCTCTCGAACTGGCTTGTTCATTCTAGAATCCCATCTCGTTGCAGCGAGTCCCCTCCCATCTCACGCGCAGCTGGCCGTCGCGAGCGTTGATCTCGATCCCTCCCTTGCAGGTTGCCTCCTGCAAGGAATATTGCTTCCCGTTGGCAAGCTGCGCGACCACGGTCACGTTGGTCTGCTGCTCGAGAGCCTCCACGGCAACCTGAGGCAAGGTGCTCAAACTGCACTCTATATATGGAACTCGCGGAAGTTCTTGATATCCGTGAATACCATCTTGTCCCGCGATCATCGTTCTCTCCAGGCTGTTCGGGGAGATCGTGAGATCCCCGCGCAGCGGCTCCTGCGCGCCGTCGACCATGACGAACGCTACGCCAGCAAATCGGATTGCCATCTTGACCTCGCTTTCTACGCTTCTGCGTTATGAGTAACTCTTCACCTAAGATCAGGCTCCGAACGACAGTGGTGGCAACGTCGACGCCTGAGCGCTGCCGCTGAAGTACTGCGAGCTCGGCCCGATGATCTCGGCATCGACGCCGCGATCGTACTGTAGACGGAACTGTGCCAGCACCGCGAAGATGCGGAGCTGGTTGATCAGATCGGGCGGATAGAGCACGTTGACCCGGTTCGGGTTGTTCGGATCTCTCTCCACGATCAGATGCTGCACGAAGGCAGAGGCGTTCTCGACGAGACCATTGTACTCGTCGATATAGTACTCGGACACCAGCTCGGCCTTGAGTATGCCCGGAGTCACGATCGCCTGTCCCGGCCCGAAGCGGGTGCCGTCGTCGGCCAGCTTGTGACGCGGGAACTTGGTGGTGATGTTGTAGCGCTGATTGCGGATCAGCAGTGCCAGCGTCGCCAGCGTGGTGACCAGCTCGTAGGCGTCGTCGCTGTACCCGTACAGGTTCAGCTGATACGTCGTCTGCTCTCGGGCGATCTGCGGGTAGCCACTTCCAGGCCAGACCTTCTGAATCGCCATCCCGTTCCAGGCCAGATCGTTTATCTCGAGCCAGTTGAACTGCTCGTGAAGAGGAGCCGGAAGACAGCCGAGAAGTTGCAGCGTCTGCAGCGGACGCGCCGGATCATTGCTCAGCGAGCGCTGCGCCTTCGCGGTGTAAGCCGCCGCCAGCTCGTAGACTGGAGTAGGACAGGCCTCCTCGAATGCCATCACCGAGACGACGCCGCTGTTGCGCGAGTTGCCGAACGCGATCAGATCAGAGAAGGCACCACGACGAGCCGAGAACACGTGACCGAAGTGCTGACGCTTCCAGCCCCATCGACCGTTGTCCGAGAAGCCATACTCCGTCTCCCAGGCATTGAGACTGGTCGCGTCGGTGTACGGCATCGCCACGTACTCGAACTCCGTCTCACCCATGTTGGTGATCAGCTTGGTGAAGTCCGGCGTTCCAGAGCCGAGACTCAAGAAGTTCGAAGGAGGTAGCGAGATCTGCAAGCCCGGTGCCAGCTGCTCTCCACCGATCTTGCCGAAGTAGTTCAGATCAACACGAATGTCGTTACCGCTGACACCTCTCCAGTTGCACGTCAAGACCACTGCATTGCCGGTTGCGGAGAAGGTCACGGGAACGGGACTGGTCGCTGGACCACAGTCAGCGTCCTGACTGATGACGTAGGTGCCGTCACCTCCAGGCGTACCAGATGTCTGTGCCATGACGAAGGTCGGCGACGGCGGAATGCCGGTCCCCGACACTTGCCCGCCGACGGCGATCGTGCCGGTGGAGCCGGTCACCTCGAGGAACTGACCCCAGGAAATCCCGACGCCCTGCGCCGTGACGCCGAACTTCGCGGCCACAGGAGTAGAAATCGCAGCTGTCGTCGGATGACTGATCGTGTAGTCGCCGTCGCCCTGCGGGTTGCCGCTGATCTGAGAGACGATCGTAGTGCCTGCCGGGATGCCGGTCGGCGGCGCGCTTCCGGTTGCCGCGAGTATGCTGCGACCGTTCTCGATCGTACCGCCGGAGGCCGTCACGCCAGTGACCGTGATCGTGGTGCTGCTGGTCGCCGCCGTGATGTCACCCGTCGCCGTCAAGTTGAGATCGAAGTCGGTCACCGCCGAAGTCATGTCCTGGCTGCAAGTGTAGTCGCCGTCCTGGCCAGTCACCCCGGTCAACTGTGAGGTGACCATCGTGCCTGACGGAATACCGGTGCCACTTATCGTGTCACCGATCACGATGCCTGGAGACGTCCCTGGAACTATCGACTGCACCCTCAGGTTGATGCCAGAAGAAACGGCGTCACCGGTGCCGGTCGCCGCCTCAACAACAGCGGCGGACACCGGCAGATCATCTATCTGACCAGAATAGGCACCCGTCGCCATGATCGCGTCACGGATCTCTTGAGCAATCTGCTGAACCGTGTCAATGCCGTGGTTCACGGCAACGTGCTGGCCGCCGATGTAGAGGTGAATAGTACCGGGCTGCTCCGGAGGAGCCGTCACGACGATGGCACCCTGCGCGGGAGCAGGACTCCCGAGAGGCTCCGCGACTGGCGCTGCCCACACCTCATTCGCGAAGTTGTTCGCGAAGAAAGCTTTGAACATCCGAGCCAGCTCGGAGCCGATCCCAAACTTCTCGTCGACCTGAGCTTGAGTGCCGATGATCACCGGGATGTCTGGCTGCGCCGTGCCGCTCGGGAGCATCGTGCCGACCAGCAACGATCGCAGATGGATCATCGGCAGACCGGCCATCGACGGGTCGACCTCGACCCAGTAGAGAGGGACCTTTATGTCGGAAGGGATCTGTGCAAAACTGATCGGAATGACACGTACTCCTCTGTTAAACCTACGCGACTATCGCGCAGACTTGTTTTTCTCACACAAGCGTGACGTCGCCGTCACGAATGCGCCGCCGCGTGAAGGTGTCGAGCGGCCACTCGACGGAGCCGGTGGACGGGAAACCACGACCGCGCAGCGGATGCCGCAGCAGCTTGCGCATGCTCTCGTCGCGCGGATTCACTCGCACAGTCTGATCTGGCACCATGGATCGAATGCGTGCCATTCTAGCTCGTCGCGCCTGAGCTCGCTCATCCAGTCTCGGCAGCGCAGCGGCAGCTTGCGGCTGCGCCTTTGCCTCTGCGGCCTGCTTCCTGGCCCGAATGGCGCGATACTGATGTGGCTCCAGTACTGGTGCTGCAACAGTTGGTGTTCGTCCAGCGGGAGCGGCCTGAGGCTGCGGACCACGAATGGGTTCCTCTCTTGCAGGCACCTTGCCGCGCTGCAACGCTTGACGAGATGAATAATAACGAGATGTGCTCGACTCTTCACTGGACATGCTCTTGGTCTCCTCTCAATCAGACATGGGTGGGAACGGCAGCGGCGACTCGGTGTCTGGCGGCAGTGGATATGGAACAGACGCCCCGGTGTCGCGAGCGAAGTCGTAGACGATCGAGACCTGATGAACACCGGCGACGTCATCTGCGTCACCGCCGACGGGCCATCCAGTCTGCAGCGCAATGCGCTCGAGATCCGGAAACTCGGTCGGATAGAACGCCGTCTTGAACACGAAGGACAGCTCCACCAGTCGCTCTCCAACCGGCGTCTCGTTGCGCTGCCCTATGGTGCCCCATCGCTCCATGATGCGACCGCGAGGAAAACCTTGAAGAGCTGGCCCTCCGTCCGGCATGGCAGCAGCCTCGTAAAGATTGGTCAGAGTGTTGTCGCGCAAAATCTGGTTTATCAGATACGTGGAGGACCGATCCAGGATCTGCAGACAAGCAACCGGATCATTGTTCTTGACGACGATCTGAAATCCGATGTTGACCGTGTTGGTGAACCTTATGGCCCCCATGTTGTAGTCGCCATCTGGACCAAGAGTCTCGCCCCTCTGGTAGATGCCCAAGAAGGGAATATGAATCCCCGCCTCAATGGGAAGCGCGCGGTTGATGCGCCTTATCGTCCAGCCGCGAAACAGCGTCATCGTCGTGAGCCTGTCATAGATGGCGTTCACCACCAGCCACGGATAGCTCTGGACTTCGGTTATGCCGCCGCCTTCGGTCCACGGAACGTCGTGACCAATGCCACTTATTCGGGCAAGACATTGGTCTGGAGCCTCGGTTGCGTAGAGAGTTGCAGTCATGGTGCGTGTACAATCACACCTGAGATGATGGGCACAGAGTCGCCCTGCGCGATGTCCACGTTACTGATGAGGATGTCACCATCTGTGAGATCCACCGTCAGACCGGTAACAACCTCAGCACCCGCGCCGTTCTTGATGGTGGCGCTTGCGGCCACGCCAGCAATCGCGGCAACGCCAGACACCGGAGTGCCGAGCATCGTGATGGTTCCCTCACCGTCCTCCGAGAACGAAGGCAGAGCAAGAGTAATGGCCACCAGCACCGTGCCCATGCCGGATGTCCCGATCTCTACGAAACCGGGCAGCGGGTCTGAGGAGTCGATCTGCGCGACGACCGCCTGCATCCTCGCCGACTTCAGAGATGGAACGTAGGACACAGTCATGGCGCTGGTGAGCCATACTTGCGAATCGTCAAGTTCACCTCTCCGCCGCCGTTGTTGCTGACGTTTACCACCTCAAACAATCCGACGGCCTCAAGATCTACGTCAGCCGGAATCTCTATCAGATCACCCTGCTGAGGAATCGAGTAGCCAGCGGCGACGAAGTCCGCCTCCAAGATGTCGACGAACGTCTTCTGATCGGAGATCACACTGGCACTGTCCGGACTGACGATCTCGATCTCGTCAGTGTCGTAGACTCCACGCACTGAGTATGACTGCCCACCTGAAGGAGTAACGA